ATGGCGCTGGTGATGGTATGTCTGACTCAATACCTGCTACAATAGAAGGTAAACAACCCGCTCGTTTAGCAGATGGTGAATTCGTAGTACCTGCAGATGTAGTCTCTCATTTAGGTAATGGGTCTTCTAAAGCAGGATCTAAAAAGTTATATGCGATGTTAGATAAAGTAAGAAAAGCTAGAACAGGCCGCGTTAAACAAGGTAAACAAATTAATGCTGATAGGTACTTACCTAAAGTAGCATGAAACAAGTACAAATTGTAGCGCCGGGTCATATTCATGCAGTATGGCCTGTAGTAAGAGGTTTACTTAATACTGCAGTTGTTAATTACGATTATGCAGATTATGATGTAGAACACCTAAAAGTATTACTAGTTAAAGAATTTCAAGTATTATTTGTTGTATTAAAAGATGAAAAAATTATTGGGGCTTTTACCGTAGAAATTATTAATTATCCTAATCATCGTGTAGCACATACAACAACTATGGGTGGTAAAGGATTGTTTGATAGTAATACTGTAAATCAATATGAAGAGTGGTGTAAAGCTAATGGCGTTACAAAAATAAGAGCATATGCTCAAGATGCACAAGCAAGATTATTTAAAATGAAATTAGGACTTAATGCGGTAACGCACGTAGTGGAGAAAACTTTATGAAATTATTAAATCTGTTTAATTGGGTAGAAAGTTTAATAAGCTTCTTTACACTTAATGTAGGTGGAGGCGGGTCAAGTGGGGGTAGTAGTGGTCCTTCTACATCTACTTCATATTCTACAAATTTACCTGAATACGCTAAGCCATACTATGAACAATTATTAAAAGAAACTGGTAAATCAGTTTATACTACAGATCCTTCAGGTAATGTAACTGGCGTACAAGCATACACTCCATATACAGGGGCTAGACAAGCAGGATTTACTCCAGCTCAAACTGCACAACAATCAGAAACACTTGGCATGACAACGCCAACTCAATTTGCTCCAGCATCAACAGGTTTAGGAACTGGCTCTGCATTGGGTCTAACTTCAGGATTAGCGGGTTTAACTGGCGCCATGGGTTATACTCCTATGAGTGTTGGCACAGGAACATTTGGTGCTCCAGCTGCAGCCTCTTATATGTCTCCATATGCATCTAATGTTACTGATATTGGTGTACGAGAAGCAGAAAAGCAAAGAGATTTAGCTAAATCTGCAGGGGCACTAGGTTCTATTGGTCGAGGTACTTTTGGTGGTGCTCGTCAAGCTTTACTACAAGCAGAACAAGAAAGAGGCGCTAATTTAAACATAGCTGATTTAAGAGCTAAAGGTATGCAAGATGCTTATACAAATGCACAAGCTCAATTCAATCAAGATCAAGCTCGTCAGTTACAAGCACAACAATTAAATCAAGCAGCTTATGGTCAACAAGCAGCACTTCTTGGTCAATTAGGTCAAGCAGGATTAACTGCTGGCTTACAAGGTTCACAAGCGCTTGGTCAACTTGGTGCTCAACAACAAACATCTGATTTAGCTAGACTTCAAGCTCAAGGCGCTGTAGGTGCTCAACAGCAACAACAAGCGCAACAAGGTCTTGATATTGCTTATCAAGATTTCTTAACCCAAAAGAATTATCCTAAATCACAACTTGAATATCTCAGTAATATTTTACGTGGTAATGCAGGTGCGCTTGGTTCTACTCAAGTAGCTTACACTCCACAACCATCAACAGCATCACAAGTGGCAAGTCTAGGTTTAGCAGGACTAGGTTTATATAACGTATTAGGCAAAACAGTATAGGATATCACTATGAGCATAGGTAAAAATTTAAGCTATATACCACAACAAAAACTAATAGAATATGTTAGAAATCCTGAATTAGCTGCAGCGGCTAATATTCCGGCAGCATCTGCTTTGTTTGAGTTACAACAGCGTGTTGTAAAAGATAAAGAATTAGCTGCCTTAAAAGCTAAAGAAGCTATGGCACAAGGTCCACAAAGTGTAGCAGATAAAACTATTGCCGCTTCTCAAGAAGAAGGTTTACCAGCAGCTATGAATTTTGCACAAAACAATCAACCTATGGATGATGGTGGTGTTGCTTCATTAGATACAGGTGATATGTATCAAGAACAAAACTTTGCTGGTGGTGGTATTGTAGCGTTTGATGATGGTGGCGATGTAGACCTTAAAACACGTAGTCGTTTTGATACACTTACTAACGAAGAAAAACAAATTATTGCAGCTCAATATGGTTTAGGTGCTGATCTAGGTAATCGTCGCGGATCTGTAGGTGCTGAATATACAGGTAGTGTTGATCAACGAGGTGCCACTGTGCCAAGAATTAGTGAACTTCGTGGTCGTTACATGACTGATCAAGGTAATGAATATAGTGCTAGATATATGCCTGATGCCAGGGCTTTAGGTATAGATAGAAATGCAGGTAGAACTTCTGTTGGTGCAGATATAGCACCAGGTCCAGATAATAGTATGGGCTTAAGAAGTATTCGTGGTAGTTACATTACAGACAACGGCACACGTTATGGTGGTGGTTATAATGTAGATACTCGCCAAGCACTGTTAGAAAGAATTAATCGTGAAGGAAATAGTTTAGGACTTACTGCTTCTCCTGATAGTGTTGGTATTCAAGGCCAGTATAGTTTTGCTGAAGGCGGCGATGTTAAACGATTTGCTTATGGTGCAGCAGTTAAAACTGATCCTGAAAGATATGATCCGTTCTATTACAAAGATGCTGCTGCAGCTTTAGTACCAACAAGAAAATTACCTACTGCTGGTGAATATTTTGAAGATCAAAGATCTGCTGAAAAAGAATTAGGTGTAGATCCTGATTATTATGCAAAACGTATGAAAGAAGTTGCTGCAGCTACAGCAGAAGAAACAGACTCTGCTAAACGCTTAGCAAACGCTAATATTTTATTTGCTATGGCAGACACATTAAGTTCTACTCCAGGTCCTATATTAAAAGGCCTATCAAGAGCCGCCCCTGCAGGACTTAAAGCAGGTACAGAAGCACTTAAGGATCTCAGAGAACTTGAAAAAACTAAACGTGAAGCTCAGAATAAACTTAGAGATGCAGAATACTCACAAAAACGTGGTGATGCTCAGGGTTACATGAAGAATATTAATGAATACAAAACCCTTAATACTAATATTGAATTAAAGAATGCTGAACTTGAGACTTCTATGCGCATTGCTAACTATAAAGCAAGAGCAGAAAAAACAGGTAAAGGATATGAAATCTATGACAAAGCGGTAGATAATGCACAAAAAGCATTTGATAAAGACTATCCTGATGCTGCTTTAACAGAAGCAACAGGTGGAGATGCATCAAAACTTGGTTTAATTAGAAAACAATATATAGAACGAGAGTTAAGAACTCTTATGGGTGATATAGAAGGTGCTTATGGTGTTCAACCTGCTGTAGCGCAACCAGGTGTAGCACAACCAGGTGTTAACAGAAGACCTATTACAGAATTTGCAGGAAGTTAAATACTAATTAATTATGGCATTTGACGTTCAAGGAGCCTTAAAAGAAGGCTATACAGCTAGTGAAATAAATGAGTATCTAGCTAAAGAAAAAAACTTTGATCTGGCTGGCGCTAGAAAAGAAGGTTATACCGATGATGATATTCTTTCATTCTTAAACCCAACTAAAGTACTCTCTCAAAAACCTGAAGATGTAGGCATGTTAACTCGTGCTAAACAAGCATTGACTGAAGGCTTTGAATCTTTAGGTGGGGCTAAACGTGGTCTTGAATTAGGTAGTGCTGCTACTGATAAAGACATGGAAGCTGCCGCTGCTAAAATGCAAGAGATAAAAGCTAAAGGGCAGGTTGCTCCTGCTGTTCAAACACTAACTGCTGCAGACATTCAACGTATTGCAGAAGAAAAAGGTCTTATCCCAGCAGGCGTGCAAGTGCCTGCATTTCTTGTAGAACAAATTTTAAAATCAGGTCCTGAAATGGCTATCCCATTATTAACAGGAGCTGCTGCTACATTAGGAACTGCCGCAGTTACTGGTCCAGCTGCACCATTAGCTGCGCCAATTATGGGGGCTTTAGTTGGTATTGGAACGTATGGTGTTCAACAATACGGTCATTTCATGGAACGTCAAGCATTAGAAAAAAATGCGCCTCAAGATTTAGATCCTGCAGAAGCTAAAAAATGGGCAGCATATACTGCACCATTAGGTTATGTAGTAGATAGATTTACTTTAGGTATGGGTAAAGTAGGAACTAAAACTGCTATAAAAGAAATTACAAAAGAACTTGCAGAAAGAGGCACAGGTAAAGTTGTGGCTAAAGCTGCTGGAGCTCAAGCAATAAAAGGTATATCAGAAGTACCTACTGAAGTATTAGAACAAGCAGCGGAACGATATCAAGCAGGTCTAGATTTATATGATGAACAAGCTAAGAATGAATACTTTGAAGCTGGTTGGGGCGCACTAGCTGTAGGTACAGGTCTTGGTGGTGCTGCTGGCGCATACAATAAATATAAAGAAGTTAAAGCAGTTACAAGTCAGATTAAGGAAGTTAACAAAGCTAAAGAAAAAATACTTAGCGATGATATAGCAGATACTGCAGTAGCTAAACCTAATCGTCAAGATGTTATGAACGATACGTTTGATAAAATTAAATCTGAAGCCGATGCTCTTAAAGCCAAACAAGCTAAAAAAACTGCAGCAAAACCTAAAGAAGAGGAAGAAGTAGAATTAGATTCTGATGAACCATCAAGCGTTCTTAATGATGCTACGTTAACTTCGTTAGGGTTTAAAAAATCTTCTAATGCTTATAAAGCTCTTATAGGTAAAGATATATCTGCACAAGAAAATCGTGACTTATTAAATCAAGTTATTGAAGCCAATCCAGATAAAGTAATTGAAGATGCAGCGAATACATTTATTGCTTCATTACCGCCTGTGATAGAATTAAAGCAACCAAAATCAACTCCTCAAGGAAAAATTGATGTTACTAGACAGCCTAAAATTAAGTCCGAAGCAGATAGAACTAGCCTTCCAGCACTTGATGAATCCAAACGAGTACCAGCAACCACCGAAGGAGTTGAGTCAGGTGACGCTGGAGGAGTGGACACTGCTGGGGTTGATGCTGGAAAACTTGCTAAACGAGAGGGAAAACAGCCAGCTGCATTAAAAGAACCTGAAACTCCAGAATCTCAAGAAACTCTTAAGAGCGGAGAAGTTTTAGGTGCATATTATGATATTGCAGATAAAGAACAAAAGTATCAGCAGCAAGTTCCGCAAGAAGGTAAATTAAATGTTAAGCCTAAAGAGTATGTTAGACCTGCAGATAAACTAACACCTACTCCGTTTATTGATAGACTTTCTCATCCTGATCCTATTATTAGAGATAGAGCACGAACAGAGTTTTTAAAAACTGTAAGAGAAGGACGTAATATTGAACGTTCTAAACAAGAATCAGAGCTTCTTAAATCCCTACCTACTTACCCTTTAGTTAAACAAGGGCAGCTATTAGCTTCTAACCTATCTAACTTAAAGAACCCACCTCCTCAGTATCTTATTGATGAATTACGCAACCCTATCTTAAATGATAAACAACGTAAACAAAAAATTGCAGAGGGTAAAAAATACATTATAGATCAACGTATGGAGTCTGTAATTGATAAGATTCTAAACCGTCCACCTACACCTCAAGAAGTAGAAGCCTTTAATAAACTTCAAGATGAACTTTTTGCTGAAGGTCTAGATAAAAAAGGTAGAAGCTTTAAACCTAAACGTAAAAAACAATCTGCTGAAGATTTTAACAGCATGATTGATGCCTTTATCGATGACTTTACAGGTTTAAAAGACGAAAGATTACAATCTACTTTAGAAGGCACACCTGAAGGTAAGGCAATTGTTAATACAACAAAACCTGCTAAAACATTAGGTCAAGCCCTTACTATTATTAGACAACAGCATTTAGATAAATTAAACCCTATTCAAAAAATATTACTAGATGTTATATCCAAACTGCCTAATGTAACTAAAGGCACGTATAAAGTTATGGGTATGAAGAAAGGTGAATATGGTTTGTTTGAACCTTTCCAAAATAAAACTACTATTAGTCCTGACGCAGGGGTAGATACAATATTTCACGAAGCGACACATAGTGCTACGGTTTTTGAATTAAAAAAACATGTGACCATGAAAAATGGTAGACCTGTAGGACGAACACCACTAGGTGATAAATTAGTAGATATATTTGATGCAGCCGAAGTTGCCGCTATGCAACAAGAATTAAATTTTGGTGAAGCATTTAAAGACATGGATGAGTTTATTGCTAACGCATACAATACTGTAGAGTTCCAAAAATTCTTAGCAGGAGAACGTAGTGTTGTTCCTAACGCTCCACCTGTCAATTCACTATGGACAGACTTCCTTAACTTCGTTAAACAACTACTAAACTTAGGTGATGTATCTAATACTTTATTAAGCGATGTTGTAGGATTAACGCCTGACTTATTTACAGGCACACGTAAAGTAGGTTCAGCTACTATTCCTGATTTCACACCGCAAGATAAAATGTTTGCAAGAGATAATAACGAAAAAGCTGCAGCATACTTTAAAAATACTAACCTTAAAACAGAAAAGGTTGAAGAAGCATCAGCATTCAAAGAGTTTAAAGATGATCCTAAGCAGTTTGTTAAAGATAGATATAAAGGGTGGCAACACTTTCTTGACACTGCCGAAACTAATTTTTTCTCATCAGATGCAGGTTTAAGTAATGCTATACGTCGTGGATTAGAAGAAAACTCTGAATGGGCGGAAACTAAAAAAGTATTACATTCAATTAGCACATCACAAGCTCTTCATAGTGAAGCACCAGCTCATCAGTTTTTAGAAGAAGGCGATATTAAATACAATCCTGCTTTGTATAAATATGTTGTATCAAAATCTAACACAAGCTGGAAAAAAATGATGCTTAATATTAAGGCACTTGCTGATAAAGCAGGTATTCCTTATGAAACTATGGAGAAGTATGCTCATGCAGCGTTAATTGGTAAACGTTTAAATAGCTTAAAAGAAAAAAATAAAGAGCTAAAAGAAGAAGTGTTAGATATGATGTTGGCTGGTAAAGACAAAGAAGCTAAAGCTAAATGGGAAAAAGAATATAAACATATTCATATGACTACAAAAGAGATTAACAATGCTCTTAAACTATTTGATGCTTATCCAGGATTAAATGGTATTGTTGATCAATGGAATAGCGTTAGAGCTAAAGTATTAAAATTTGGTGTAGACTCTGGTCTTTATTCTGCAGAACAAGCACAAGAATTATTAGATGTAATGGACTATGTTCCGTTCTACCGTGTTGAGCAGATTGAACAAAAAGAAGGTCCTAAAGAATACACTCGTGGTTTATTAGATAGAGCTAAAACTGATCCTAGATTTAAAGGCAGTAATCAGCCTGTTAATAATGTGTTTGATAACATGGAACGCTGGATGACTTATGTTATTAGAAAAGGTATTAATAACAAAGCTGCACAAAATTTAGTTGCGGCAGCAGATCAATATTTAGAAGATGAAGTAACTAAACTACCTCCAGGTGCTAAGAGCCCTACAAGTAATACTATTGGTATATGGCAAAACGGTGGCATCGTTAAGTATCGTTTTGAAGACCCATTATTTGTAAAAGCATTTACAGGTATGGAGACTGTAGCATTACCTGCGTTTCCCCTGCTTGCAAAGATAGCAAACGTATTACGTGAAAACATTGTATTGTATCCGTTGTTTTCTATATCTCAAGTATTCCAAGATACTTATAGTGCTCTGATCACTTCAGGAGTAGAGAATCCATTTATGATTCCTATTGAAGTAGCAAAAGAAATATATAGAACGGCTACAAAAACTAGTGCAACTAGAGCACAACTAAAAAGCGTTGGTGCTGTAGGTATTAGAGATTACACCGCTGATATAAGTAGATCAGATGCTGAAATTGCAGCGGGATTAAAAAAACCAGGATTGTTTGATCGTATAATTAGAAACCCTTTTGGAAAATTTTCTATGGCTTCTGATAACGTTATTCGTCAAGCTATCTATAATCAAACACTAAAAGAAACAGGCGATAAAGCACTTGCTATTGAACGTGCTTTTGAAGTAATTAACTTTAGAAGAACAGGTTCTAATAAGTTAGTATCTGTAGGACGTCAAGTTATTCCGTTCTTTGGTGCTTATTTACAATCACTAAACGTAATGATGAAAGTTGCTTCAGGACGTGGTATTGCTCCTTCTCAGCGAGCAGAAGCTTATAGAGTGCTTAGAAATACTATGATGAAAACTATGCTTTTAAGTTTAATATATAGTGCTTTAGTATCCGATGATGACGATTATGAAAAACTAGATCCTTCTGTTAGAGATAGAAGATTTGTATTTCCAGGCATGGGAGGTTTAAGTATTCCTCTTCGTTCAGACTTGGCTACGTTATTTACAAAAATTATTCCAGAACATCTATATCATACGTTATATAAACAAGATGAAGACGGCACTAAAGCAGCTAAAGCTATAAAAGATGGAATAGTAAATGCACTTGCTTCTCCTTCAGTTATGCCACAAGCTATTAAACCTTTAGTTGAAACAGCTACTAATTATGATTACTTTACAGGTAGACCTATTACTGGAATTGGTGTTAGTGGTAAAGAAGCAGAAATGCAATATACCGCTAGAACATCTGAACTTGCTAAAGTATTAGGCGATTATTCAGGTTTTTCTCCTATGAAAATAGATCATTTACTTGATGCCTATTTAGGTTATTCAGCTGGTCTAATACGTTTAGGCACTAACGGATTAATGGCAGATATAAGAGGGGATGTATTGCCTTCTAAATCTACACAAGATTTAATTAATGCTATTCCAGGAACTTCAGCCTTCTATTCTAAAGAATTTGGAACTCGTGCTAAGAATGATTACTATGAATTAAGAGATATTGTAGACGAAGTTTATAATACTTATAAAGATAAACAAAAATTTAGAGGTCCTGAAGAAACATTAGCGTATGTTCTTAAAGATAATAATCAAAAACTTATTGTAAAAAGATATTTACTTGATGATATAGGTAAGTATTTAGGACAGTTGAGAACGGCTGAAAGAAGAGTATTAGAAGATAAAAAAATGTCTCCTGATGAAAAACAAAGAAGGATTAGATATTTTAGACAAGAAGAAACAAACATGCTTGATCATATAGCTAAATATGATGATCGCGACGTTAAATACATTCAAAAAGTTAGGTTTGAAGCAGGTTTATAAACGCCAGACTCGTATACCTTTTATACCCTCCTCAATCACTACTTTGTGAACAAATTCAAACTCTAAGCGTTCACTTTCTTTTTTAATAGCCAATACCGCTGCATCTGTATCAATCGCAGGTAAAAAGATAGATGAGCCTGGTTTAAACTCAGACCAAAGTATTTGATAATCTGTTCCGTTAGTTAACACTTCGTGGTATATCCAATGGTAAGTTGTTAGTCTTTATATCTTCAAACGTAGAGTTATCAATCCATATGCATCTTCTGCCTGAACCGCTAACCTCTAAACCTTTTTGAATAACTTTAAGTTCACCTGATTTAGGTTTTAATATATTGTTATCCCTAAGTTTAGCTATAAAATCTTCCATAGTTACGTTACCCTTAGTTTCTAGGTATGTGCGCATTATACCTACAGGAATGTAAATTGTGTTGACATCTGGCTCAATTCTTACTCTTAACTCATTGATTGGTTTAAGTAAAGGGGCTTCTAGCAATCCAGAACGAGCGTCTGTTTTACTATTAATTACTAAAGTATTCTTTAGGTTTTCATGTAAAAACTCAGTTAACGTTTCCATAGCATCAAAATCACGGGCTTTTAAATCTACTCTTGATTTTTCTAATTCTGCATATATGGCTTTTTGGACAGGCTCTATTTCTATATTATGAATGCCTAACGCTTTAGCTATTTTAGCACCTAAAAATACTGCAGCTAATGTAGCTGAATATTTGCGGTCTTCTCCTGTAATGTTCCAAGCTTTGTCTATATTTTTTTGAGTATCAGCTAAAGCAGTTTTTACAGTATCTAAATTAGATATAATCCATTGGGCATATACTTCTCCCGCATGACCATAGTTATCAAACAATTTACCAAAATAGTTATCTGCTTGTTCTTTAGTTAAAGAGCTATCTTTTTCAATACGTAATTGTAAGAACCTAGCCATTTCACCTGAAGCTTTAGCATTCTTCGAAAACATAACTGTTCTAAAATCTGTATTACTTGATACCACGCATATAAGATTAAATATAGTATCGTTTTGTCTTTCTTTATTAGTGCCGCTACTACTCAATCTGTTTTTACCACGACCCATAGACATAAACTTTAAGAAGTCATGTAGTTGGTCTGGAGTTACCTTAGTAAATTCATCTACAGCTGCAGGTAAATTGTTCATATAACCCATACGATTAATAACCGCATTACCAGTATCGCCCCATACTTGAATAAGGTTAGCATTCATTTCAGGGTTACCATATACGCTAGTCATAGCTTGTAATACTGTTGACTTGCCTTGACCTGTGCCAGGATTGTATAAATTAATTACTGCTGATTTTTCTCTAGTTTTAAAAAAAGGCATTAGTAAAGAACCAAACGCACAGAAGAAACCAAATGCTCGTAACTCCATGCCAGGTCTTTCATATACTGATATAGCTTTTTTCCATTCATCAAAAGAACCTTTTTTCTGTAAGGTAGAATTAACGTCTTTTAAATCTTCTGATACAGGAACATATTTAATACCAAAAGCACTAATCTCACGATTACCTATTACTATTTTATTAAAGGCAGCATTCCAACCATACTGTCTATACATGGTAGTTGCTTTCTTTTGTTTTTGATGCGCTTCTAATACTGCAATAATGTAATCAATAACGTGATCTAATCGTTTACCATTTTTAAATATACCTGTTGAGTTAAGAACTTTACTAGCAGTATCTCTAGTTAGTAACTGCGTTACAGGTGCTATAAATTCTTGCACTCCATCAAAGGGTAAGTGCATCTTAAACCATGCACAAAAACCAGAGGCATGATCGTGTAGTATCTCTACAAGATAAAAATCATAGTCATAAATTAAAATGGCTTCCTCTTCCTCACCTGCAAGAGTTTTATATATACCACCATTCTTTCCTCTAAAATAGGGGAAAGGGTAATCAGGAATTTGATACGTTACAATCTCACCTAACTCTTCTGACTTAGCTTGTATAACATTATCTGCGCCTTTAGAACGTAGGATAACTCTACCTAATTCTATAGGAGAAGTAATTTTACCTTTGTGTTTACATCCATCACAGCCTTCAGGGCGTAATCCTTCAAATTGTTTACATGTATGAGGACCTGGAATGCCATTAGCTTTAACTTCTGTTTTAGCATACTCATAGTCGGGATGATGTTTAGATATATTATGAATAGCAGCTTCTGCATCTTCACAGTATGCTGCAATAGATAAACCAGACCTCCACAAAGGTTCTTCTATGGTGGCTTGTTTAGTCATGATATGAACTAATTGTGCACAGCCGTCATCTTTACGACAGCGTTCGATAATCTTCATAAATTTAGAAGAGTTATTTCCTAGTATAGCTTTTGTAGCTTCATCTAAAGGGCGTTTAGCTTTAGGTTTATCTGAAACATGTATAGGAATAAGTCTTGCTAACTCATCAAATGGTGTAGGCTTACCTTCATTAAGAATTACTACATCAGAAGGCTTTTCAAAGTTCTTAAAGTTTTTAGTGTTAGGAACTCTAAGTATACGAGCAACGTCAGCTGTGCACGCGCCATCAGCCTTAAGTCCATGCTTAGCGCATAAGAATTTAAAACCCTCAGCAACTGGTAACCAGATAGCTTTATCTACAGGTTCTGTTAAAGACCAATAGCAGTGAATACCATTACCCGAGTCAACAATCGTAGGCTCTGGCAACTCTGTTGTATCTGTAAATTTACGTAGTGCTAGTAACGCTTCGTCTTTAGTTTCATAGTCTTTCCATTTACGTTTTTTAGCATCAAACCCACAATCTATATCTAGCCATAATATTTTTTGTTCTTTAGCATTATGTTTTTTACGTTCTGTATTTTCTGTCCATGTAGAGCATGCAAAATAAACATCTTGTTTATCTTCTAAAAACCGATCAATTACTTTTACGGCGTCGTCTATGGAGTTTATGAATTTGGGAGTGACTATATTTTGTTGATCTTTACCTACTATGCAATAGTATCCTTGGTCAGACCAGATGTGTTGTAAAAATTCTTTTGTTTGCATGTTTCTCTCGAAATAAGTTTTGCTGCTAAATAAGGGCTATCTTATGCAAACGGCAGATAGCGGTGCCGTATTGATGACTGGTTAAACGGGAGGGGCTTAACCACCCACTTGCATTGCAGGTTATTTAGTTTTGCTTTAAGCGTATTACTAAGTGCTTGATTTTTAAGTCAACTCGCTTAGAGGGTCTTGCTTTACCCGAAAACCAATCATACACTGTTTGACGAGAAACGTTAAGCTCTTTCGCTACTTGACTTGCAGGGTATTTAAGTGCTATGCAAATAGCACCTAAAAGTGTTCCTGTTGTTTCTTTAGCTTTTAAATTAGCTTCTATAATACTCTGTGAATATCCCCGCATGTTAAGTCCAATCAGATACAAGATCGTCTAAACTTACGTCACCTTGATCAACTTTAGGTGCTGCTGGTTTTGGAGTAGCTGCTGGAGCAGGTTTTTCTGTAGCACGAACAGTAGGCTCTGGTATATCATCTTCTACTTTAGGTATCACAGGGTCAACAGGTCTAGCAATAGGTTGTTGTTTTTTCTGCTCAAACTCTTCACCGTCTTCATCTTTATTAATGTTGACAGATAAAGTAATAGCACGTTTAGCTTCTTCTGAAGTTGATTTTGTAGAGCATACTGCATACTCTTCATCATTCAATACTCTGATTGGTTTAAACCCAATTTTTGTGCTTGATGAGTCTTCATCAAAAGAAACTCTTGATACAACAGACATTAAGTTTTGACCATTAGCACGAACGTAATCTGTATATTCGTGTAAAGGTTTGCGGTCTTTAGTTCCATTACCAAAAATAGACTGTGCAGGTAATGTCATTTGATATATATCACCATTTAAATCATCAGCACGAACAACGGCAATACGTCTACTAAAACGACAAGCTTTAGTGCCAGATGGTCCAGAACCTTTAATGTTTTGAGGACATGCTAAACATGTATCTGCTTGTTTCTCAGGAACTGTATCATCAGGTTTTGTGCTATCTGAAGACCAGCATGCTGGTGGTGGCATCTTTTCGCCTTGTCTAAACTCTTTGGCAAAATACATACGATGCACATGTGGTGATGCATTAACAATAACCACATCAAGTGCATCTTGATTAGACTTCTCAATTTCTTTACCATTAACCATTAATCTAAATTTACCGCCTCGTATAGAAATACGTTTAGCAGTCATTGAACTTCCTGTAATGTTGGCAGTGAAGCCATCATCTCTACGGGTGTGTGTTGTTACTGCGTTGCTACCAAATACATCTAAATCTGTGCTCATATATTCTCCTTATTGTCTCTACTTTTAGTTATTCTTACGGTGTATTCACTTGTTGCTTGTAATCCTGGTGGTGCTTTATCGGGATTAAGTTCTAGATATTCTTTTACTGCCGACTGCACTAATCTTTTTTCAAAAAACTCAGGCATTTTGTTTTCTAATATAAAGTCATACATGCTAGACCAATCACTTGTCCAATATCTTGTGCGTAAAGTTCTTGATAAAGTTCCTACTTTAGTTTTTAAACTCGTTACATTTAAAGTTCTACACGCCTCATTAAGAGCCAAATCCACTTTATCTTTTTGCACTTTGATATCAGTAATTTCTTTTTCTAAAGTTTCAATCTTATCACGCATATTGACTGATGCTTGCATAAGCTTTTCTATCTTATTATCATCTAATTCCACATTTACTCCTTTCAATAATTAAGAATAACAGTATATCACAGTAATTTACAATGTCAACTATTTTTATAATTGTGTAAAACCCATTCAGCAAATCTAATTAATTCTAAAGATGTGGCATTGTGTTTCATTGTGTTAGCTTTGTGGCTTATTACTCTTACGTTATTTTTTACATAACCTTTTGAATTATCTATTCTATCTAATGATGGGGAGTTAGCAGTGGGTCCTGTGCTCCTTCCTTTAGTGTAAATTTTAACTATCGGAATACCTAATATAGGGCATATGATAGGTATATCTATATCTGTTTTATCTATATTAAACTCAAGACCTTTTTTCTTTGCTCGTCTTTTTGCCATTGAACATAAAACTCTTTCAGGATGTTTTATTCTATAGGTGGCACTATGCTCTGCATAATCACTATACTTATCTGCTATATATTTTTTAACTTTTTCCATATTTTTACTACGCCAGTTTTTATAATATTCTCGTCTGTCAGTAGGCATTTTTATGTTCCTTTTTATAGGCTTTTTATATAATCTTTATATTCTTGTCTATCCATATAAGCTTTTAATACGCCTTTTATATGTTTAATAAGAGGTTTATTTTTATCTACATCTTCATACGGCGGGTCTTTTTCAAATTCAATTAACAGTGTGCAATATTTTTTTAAATCTTCTATTACTATTTCTTGCACTTCATCCATGTATAAATCTATATTTCCTTGTATATGAGTATCTATGCTTAACGTAGGGTATTCCATAGACCAATCATTTGCTCCTGTTTTATTATATTCCATCTTCAAACTCCTCTTTATAAAGGTCTACTAATTTAATATGGTTATCTATTTTACCTTGTAACATTCTGTATATTTTTGATTCAACAGGACTACCTTGTAGATGCACAACAGTCATCTTATTTTTTTGTCCTGCTCTATCCATACGAGCACAACATTGTATGTATGTTTCAACTGACATCACAGGTGACCAAAATACAACTACGTTAGCTGCGTGGAGTGTTACACCATGTGATGCAGCTTGAGGTTGAATTACTAAAACTTGTGGGTCTTTACTTTCTTGGAAGTTTTTAAATATCTCTGTGCGTTTATTCATAGATACATCGCCATGTATACAATCGCAGGTAATTTTATCTTTGTGTAACTCTGCCATTATTTTTTCTATGCTGTGACGGAAAGGGCAAAATATGATAACTTTGTGGCTGGCTTCTTCTATAATTTCTTTTAAAGCCGTCATACGATTAGATACATCAAACTCTATAATACCTTTAGTGTCCGAATAGATTGAACCAGCACTTACTTGTAGGAGTTTAGTAAGCATTACCCCTGCATTAACAACGGTAATTTCTTCCCCTGCTGTTTCAAGATACATATCTTTTTTTAACTTCTTATAATACTTATCTTGTTGAGGAGTAAGAGGGACTTCTCGAGTTGTATATAATACATCGGGTAAGTCAAGACATTCATCTTTGGTATAACGAATGGCAGGTTGTAGTGTTTTAAATACTATATCCTGTGCATTAAATCTAGGCACCCAGGTGAACTGGCTGACTTTTTGCATTACCATATCCTTAAAAGTTCCTGCATATTTTGGAACGGATGCGGGGTTCACAAGTCTAGCCAGTCCATATGCGTCAGCTGGTGATTGAGCAGCGGGTGTTCCTGTCATAAGCCATAACCATGTATTAGGTGTTACTACACGATTAATAGACTTCCAGCGACGTGTCGTGACAGTTTTGATATAGTTAGCTTCATCAACCACTATTAAATCAAAACCGCCAGATTGAATTTCTTTCTCTACAATTTCTATACCATCATAGTTAATAATAACTACATCTGTTTTTTCTTCAAATACTTTTTTACGTTTTTCAGCACTACCATGAGCAATGCCTACACTTCTGTGCATAGCTGTTTTAAAGAAGTCTGCTTGCCATGCTGCTTGCATAATAGATAGTGGGCATACCACTAACATTCTTTTTATTTTACCTTGATTCATTAAATAATCAGCAGCCCATATTACGGCAGAAGTTTTGCCTGTGCCTGCCTCTGATAAACAATATGCACGTCTATGTGCAGAAAGAAATTGAGCTGTTGTTCTTTGATGGTCAAAAGGTTTATGAATACCAGGCCAATTGTAATCACGAGAAATAGGTGAAGGTGGATTTTTAACCTTCATGTCTGACAAAGTTATGACTTCGTCTAAACCCCAATTAACTATAACTTGGCTTACACCATTATCATATTCTTTTACAATCTTACTTTTAGGTATCTTATCTAAAATAAGTTGTGGGCGTTTTGTATTAACTATTAACGCCTTATTTTTGTATACTTCCAATGCAATCTCCTAGTGATAAAAATAGACGCGACATCGAGAGAGGTAATGACGCGTCTAGCCCTACATGTTAACACATAAGATGAAAGCGAGTATGTCGAAAGTCTTATTGTTAACTGACGTGGTTTTAACGCACTCACGTCTTGCGCTGCAAAACTTATTTTTTCTTAGTTACGTTTCTCTTTAACGAACCATCACTATTTCGTGGGAACGAACTGTTCGCACTTTTACTTTTAATTCTCATATTGCTTGGTGTGTTTGAACCGCCTTTACTTAGAGGAACGATATGATCTACATCTTTACCATCACCCTTTGATACTTTACCAGCTTTTATCATCATTCGTCTAGCTTTATTTCTAGCTACACGTTTTTTAATTTGATCAGGCTGCGCCTTGTATTCGTTCTCTTTTTGATAATCTCTTGCCATTATTTTCCCCAATGTGAACATGATTGAACAGGACAAAACTTCTTACATGCAAAGTTTGGAACTGCATTGAAAACCCCTGTTTGATGGGCAGTATCTATCCTATGCGTTATTTTACCCCATTCAGCAAACATTTCATCTAGTTTATCTATTGTATAATCTTCTTTTAATATCTCTTTACTTACTAAGAAAACTAAGCCTGATTTAATTTTTTCCATATCAGGAAAGTGTTTAAATATAGCTACACTAAACAAAGATAGCTGTCTAGTATCTGCATACTGACTAGACTTGCCTGTTTTATAATCAATCAAGGTTGCTAACTTAGTTTCGGAGTTTATGACTAGTAAGTCAATGACCCCTCTCCACCAAACATCTTTAGCAAAGAAGTCACAAGGTTTTAAATCTTTAGTTAATCCTAACTTATATTCACAGTATTTATCTCCTGGAATAGATATTAACCTATCAAGAGTCGGCTTAAACATATCAAACTTTTCTGGCAGTGGTGTTGCTTTGCTTACATATAACTCTGCAGCTTTGTGAACTTCGTTACCATAAAGGAAATGTTCTGTATTCGGGTCTTGCTTAATATCTTTTGCTACATACAGATGATAGTATTGCTTAGGACATTTCTCAAATGTTGTTGCACTTGAGTAAGACCACGTTTTAAATTCAGCCAATTGGAGTTCTCCTAGCAATTTCTTTTGCTATCTTTGCTCTATTTTTACCTTCTGCAGCTTTATCTAATAACTCATATAGCTTTTTTAAAGACAAGGCTTTTAATCTATCTTTACCTGTTCTTGTTTTAAACGGGTCAGCATGCCGTCTACTTTTGTGTATTTGTTGTGTCGCCATTATCTACCTTTTGGACTTCGCCTGTTGATTTATTAAGTTCATACTCGGGTAAAACTTCTTTCTTTTTCTTACCAAATATCAAATCCCAATTCTTTTCAAACTGTTCGTTATTAGGTTTAGACTGTAACCAATCTCCTGTTACATCATTTTGTGCTGTCTTTTTCATACTGTGTCCTTATATCATTTAGTAAGTCCTCAAAAGATAACTCACTTTTATCCTTGGCAAATTCAACACTCATAAGATACCGAGTTGTTTCAAAGTTATATACTGTATGTGGCACTTGAGTATTAAATATATAGTATGTTGCAGGTTTATATTTTAATTCTTCTATCTCAAATACTGCCCCTTCTTTGTCAGGAGCAAAGGCACAAACACTTCTATCAAACGGAGTCAATAACATATTAATACCTACACCACGTCTTGTATCTGTATGCCAATCATAACAAGTGTAAGGGTCTAATCTTAGTATCCCTACAATAAACTCATACCTTGCGTGTAGCCACCTAAAAAATTTATCTTGTGCTACTATATCTGGTGGTATAGGTTTAACATTAAAATTGTAGTGTGGAAACCACGGCTGAGGATTGAAAGCGTAGTCATATAGTTCTTTAGCTATAGTAGACTTAGTGCCTATTTCATAGTAGTTCATTACTTAGCATCCATATAGTTATCACCAACGCCTACTTCACAACCTAGAGGTAAGTCACTACACCATGAAGGTGCAGTAGTCATACACTTCTCAACATATGCTTTACATTCATCTACTTCTTCATCTTTGCACAACATCACAAGTTCATCATGCACCGTCATGACAACAGGATACCTTTTAGCTACTTGGATTAATTGTTCCCCTATTATATCACGAGCCAATGATTGTATACAGCGTTGAAAGGTTTTAGATGGGTGAATATATTCGGGTATTAAACTGCGACCCATAAGCTTATCATATGCCCATGATTCTCCTGTTTCAGTCTTTAACTTTCTCAAGTTAGGTAATCCTAATAACATACCATTAGGTTTCATCATGCCTTCATATGGAACGCTTTCTATGATACCACCGTTGCCCATACGATAATGTTGACCTGCACGAACGCTTTCTAACATCGTGCCTGCGTCAGCCCAAGCTTCAACTAATTCTGGATTAGCACGTCTGTAAGCATAGACAATATTTTTAACTTCGTTCAAGTCTTTTTCTACACCACCTTGTTTTAAAATTGAGTGCATCTTGTTAGCACCTACACCGTAGATACCTGATAAGTTTACTACCTTAAATATATATCGTAGGTCTTTGTTAACTTCGTTGTATGGTGTGCCTGTAATATCTGCGGCTGATTGTTTATACAAATCAATACCATCTTTAATCTGCTGTATCTTTCCATGTGATTGTGCAAACCAATATGCAAGACGTAGTTCAATATTACTTAAATCAGACGCGACAATTTTGTAGCCTTTGGGGGGACAGATGGCACGACGAAGAGGAGATGACCGTGGTAGATTTTGAAGATTGATTCCATCAACGCCACTCCATCTATGGGACACTACTGCACCTGCATACTTCAAAGGAACGGGAAGGTTACCTCTGTTAGCTATGTTGATAAAGGTTTCTGTTCTTGTTTCTTCAATGGTAGACTTATTACCTACACGAGCCGCAGCTAATGCTTGAACATAAGGGTCTTCATGTTCTAACAAGGCTTTAAACCCTTCATCTGTTTTAGCTAACGCATAAGTTTGATTGCCAGTTGCGGGGCTTTCTTTCATAGGCACTTTAATCTTCATACTTTCTAGTATGGCAGCAAACTTAGGATTGCTCATCAAAGTTTCTTTATCTACTGCTACAGAATTTAGCAACTCTTCTTTCTTGGCTCTGACTTCAGCTAGATGTCTCACCAACAATCCTTTGTTTAACTCTAGTTTAGGTTCTGTAAACATACGGATAGTTAAATCAATAAGTTTCATCTCGGGTGCAGTGAACCTATCTTTTAACTCTGTGAATAATTCGTAGGTAAGTTCTACATCATTGATACAATAACTACCATACTTAGCTAAATCATTATGTGTAAAGTCTAATCGTCTCTTACCTAATGCATCAAGGACTTCGGTTCCCTTCTCACCTAACTCATACAACTTAGATAGATTAGCTAAAGATACTGACTCTGTTAAGCCATGTAGAATTTGAGCCATACTCATGGTATCAAATAAACCTAAGGGGTGTATATTAAAATGCCATGATAGGATAGACGCATCAAACCTCATGTTATGTCCTAACACAAAATGTTCATGCATGTTGTATGAGTCTAAAAAAGCTTTGGTTTCAGCATGTGTGCCTGTAAACCATTTAGTAATACCTTTATCTTTGACAGCTACCCCTATGACTTCAAACTTTTCATCTCTGATGTATTCTTCGGTAGTAAACTTCTTTAACCCATACTCTTTATCGTAGTATGTTTCAAAGTCAAGCGTAATTAAGTTAGGCATTACTTACCCCTAACGCGGGCTTTGACTGCATGCTCATAGATAGCCGCAATGTCAATAACTTCCTCTGACTTTAATCCTTTAGGTCTGATTTTTATAACACCATGATGAATGGTGACGATTAGGTTTCTTTCGCCTCTATCGAATGTAGTGGCGGATGTTTCCCTAGTAGTAGGGTTAGTTGATTTTGTAGCCATGCCTCTCTCCTTTTATTTGCGTCTATTGACGTTGTAGTCCCAATCATCAGCACAATCTTTATCGCACCAACGTCTTGAGTCCTTAAGTATCGTGCCACAATTTAAACAGTGACCCGTTGCTTTTATATATTTCATGCTATCCATTTCTTTGCGGCGAATAGCATCTTCTTTTTCTAATCTATCTTGCGTTTTATCTGCATCATCTGACATATTTAAGCTTTTGTAACACCAATCGAATTATGAATAAGTCTATCACTAAAGAAAAAGTATAGGGTGCATCTTTTTCTAAAAATTTAAGTTCTAAGCCTACCATAACTCCTGAGATTAACGCAAGCTGAAATACCCACATTATTTATCAATGACTTCAATTTTAACTGTTTCTTTTTCTAAAGTTTTAACCCATCTATTAACATACCATTGTGTTTTTTTAGCGTCTTGTAATTCACTTTCTTTATGTCCTGCTCTTGTCAAATACTTTAACGCTGTAAGTTTAAGATGCCCTTTAAACTCTTCGGGTGTTGACTTAGCCTCCATAATATCTATGGTCTCCATCCCTCCTTGAGTGTAGTGTGGTGGGTGATTAACCATGTCGGAAGTGATAGGTTTTGCTCCTGCACCTTGACCTACTCTATTTATCATATCCGCTAATTGCTCTTGAGTAAAATCCTTATATGTTTCTTGCAATCTAAATTTTGGTTTTGCCATGTTTACCCCTTTGTATTTATTTAAAATTGTTTTTAATCTTGTCATACTATATCCAAATTCTTTTCTACTGTTTCTAAATCATTTTCATTAACCACCCAAGCATGCCCATCATTGTTTCGTATAGCTTCAATATTTTTATGTTGTAGTTCAGTAGGGCGATTATTCCCTGCCTTACATTCTATAGCTACAAATTTACCTCTAATACACGCAATAATATCAGGCACACCTATACTTGTGTATGCACCAGCAACAGGAAAAAAATAATACACTCCCCGAGCCTTTAGCATTTTAACTACTTGTTGCTTAACCCATTTTTCTTTTACAGGTTGTCTCACTTTGGTATCTCCATAAGGCGTTGGACAACAGCTGCTTTCTTATGTTGAAACTCAGCTGTTTTCTGACCTATCATTCTAAAATCTAATTTCTTTGAGAAGGCAGCTTCAATGTTACCCATAACTTGTCGATATTCTAAATACACTTCATCAGTATCATTCTCAGCAATAACATAAAATTGACCATCTCTGATACCTACATTTTTTATATATCTACCTACATCTACAAGTTTAAGGATAGCCATCTTCTCCTTATCCTCCTTAGATAAAAGCGATGAGTTCTCATCTAACGCATGATATATTTTCATATGTTCTCCATAATTTTGTTGACTCTTGCTAATATTTCTTGGCGAGCCCCTACACTTTCTCGTAACTCATCGGCTGTAACACCTACTAATGTTTGTTCCAAAGATTGTCTTGCTTGTTCTAATTTTGGGTCTTTTGTTACATTAAGCCTTGTTAATAGATTTGTCAACTCTAACGCATTATCTACTAAACTATTTCTAAATATCTTTTTTTCATCACCACTTAATCTGTCTACCATGTGCTCTAGGGTGTTATGTAGCCTAGACCATGCATCACTCATAGCTGCTTCAACACGACCTTCGTATGCTTTCTGATATTCTTGTTGCATCTCATTACGAATATCATCTGCGATGTCAACACGGAAATCATTTGTTTCTGGCACAGGCATAATAGTATATCTCAAGTTAAACTTGTTTGCAATTTTGTCTGCCTCGGGATATTCTGACCTATCAAACAGATTACCTAGTTTATAAACCATACCTTGTATGATGTTTGGGTATTGTTGTATAAATGTATTTATACGAGATTTAAATTCCGCCTCATACACTCCTAGCTGATGTTTGTAATCAAAGAAGTTAGTCATCGGTAATAACCTTGTGCCTGTATCTGACCAAGGCAGTGTTTGCCTGCCATGCCAATCACGAATTTCATTTGCTAATTTTGTGATAGCTTCTAGTTGGTCTGAACCTGCAAGGATATGTTTGTTATAATTACCTGCCTTGATAGTTGTGTTTTTGTTTATATCAATTTCTTTGGACACATTCTTATCTAGTTTCCTAGCTGTCCATACTGATATGTTTAAGTCAATTAAAACTGCACTGCTTG